TTCTCCTTCTACCTCATACTCATGAGGTCCGGATGTAATAGCGATTACAGGAAACTCCACAGAGTCTATTCCTTCATCACTGGAAAATGTCATCTCATCACCTTCAGCTACATTCATACCGAATGTTCTGCGTGTAGGTTCTGTAGACTTACCCTCTGCAAACTCCCGCTCTACGCCATTCTCTTGCGCCCACATGGTACACATGCCAGCTGCAATCTCTTCAGGGTTCTCAAAACCCCTCTTCTTCAGGTTTGATTTAGTTTGTATCATACATTTTTCAAATGTCATGCTCTATCTCCTGTTGCGTTTGCGGAGGGCTGATTGCCCCTATTTTGTGCTCTAGAGGATTCTTCCCTTTTATCTTGGTCTTTTCCTCCAGATATGTTTACATTCTTGTCACTCTGTTCTTGTTCGATAGGAGAAGCTTTGATATCTTCAGATGTTTCCATATCTAATGTGGCTACACCTTCTGGATTCAAACCTCTTTCCTCTCTTACTTCACCGGGTGATAAAACTCCTTCTGATAAATAAATCATATCTGTCTTAGCTTTAGTGAATGCATCGTTAACATTAATTTGCCTGAATTTGAATTTAGCCTCGCCAGATTCTAATTGTGGCATAAGTTGTGCGTTTATTGCTCCTTCTACCATAGTTTGTAAATATCTTACATATGGTTCAAAAATAGGTCGTGCTTTTTCTGGGTCTGTCCACATAGTTCGTGGTGTTTTCAATGCGACATGTATTTTATCTAATATGTCGTCAGTATATTTACCATACTCGAATGCACGTTGGGTTCCTTGTAGTTCTTTAATTACTATGTCGTTACCATGGATAATGTCTTCACCGGGAGCAAGATTGTTAAAAGCATCTACTATTTCATTAATTTTATCTGGACCATACGGCATATCTGGTAATCCAGCACTAACGTCAAATCTACTAGTAGCATATTTGTTTAGCGCAGCACCTATATCTCTTTCTGCATAATCTTTCAAATCAACTAAATATAATATTGGGTGTATGTCTGACAACCCATACGCTAAATCATCAAAAGAGTTATTATTCAATGCTATTATCTCTTGTTCTTCAAATCTAACGTTTTCTTCATCATCTCCAGTTTTTTGGTAATAATATTCTATTTGTCCATGTTCGTTTCTTTTAACAAACATATTTTGACTAGAGCGGAGAACTAAATTGTCACCAGTCCACTCTAAGTATCCACTACCAAAAATTCTTGCATTCCTCAACCACCCGTATAAAATGTGTTCAATATTAATATCTCTAAACATTTCTTCAACCTCTTCTCTGAGGTTATCGTCATCAGTTACAATATCAAAATTATCTTTGACAGCGTATAAACATGGTAAGTCAATTAATGTTCTAACTATAGGGTCAGATAAATAAACATTCATATAGGTTCTATTTTTACCTATATGTGGTTCATAGTCCTTTGACTGACCTGCATTAAAACCTCGATTGATTTTAAGACGTTGTATTACTCCATCACCGTAACTTCGGGGGTCGTCTTTCTTGTACGCAGGATTACTTCCAATAGATGCAAATCTGCGTCTAACATTATCTATAAACGACATGGCTTTAAATAATTAATCTTAATGAGTATATAAAGTTTTTGTTAGAATCCACGTAGAGGCTGCTTATTCAGTGAAACTTTTCGCCTTGCAGTAGCAAAAAGTGGTCCTTTACTGTGTTGAGAACGATTATTATAATTTTTATTAATAGGGCGTGAAACTATAGATTGACCAAAGTTACCAGACATAGGTAACATAGATAATGTAGCATGTACACCCATAGCAGAACTATCACAATAATCATCATGTTTACCTGAAGGTGCAGCTATTTTTTCTGTTTTTTGTGCAGCATCCATGGTATATTCTAATTCTATGTGTTCTCTAGTCCATTTATGTATAAGTTTAGCATCATCTGGTTCTAAATTGTCTGGATTTGGTACTTTTATTCTTCCTTGTTGTATATATGAGACAAAATCTCTGTACATTTGTGTTTTAGTACCTTTAGGACCACCTGTGAAAACGAAAGCAACGAAATGAACACCAACATCTAAACACGCCATCCGTAAATCTTGTTCAACCGCACCACCAATACCAGTACAATCGACAATAAGACGAGAAGCCCCAAGCTGAGTGGTAATGTCCATAATACGTTGACGTTGGTATGGGATATCGTGTCCCCCAGTTCTAGCATTGATTTCTTCAATGTATACAAGCCGTGCAATATTTTGCTCATTAGACTTATCAAGGGACCATGCACTAATAACAGTAGAGTTAACAGATTTACCAATGTCAACCCCAACAGTAATGTTGCCTCCTCCCTTGTGTCCATGTTCATCCAATTTAATAATTTCGTAATCATCATAACACCTTTTTATTTTTTCTGCGTTAAAAACATTCGATACAGACTCTACAAACTCACATTCGTATTCAGTCCTCCAATAAATGGAGTCTTCACCCCATTCTGTCATTTTATCTAACATTTCTTCTTCAGTGTAAGGTGGTGAGTATGCATCCCCTTTCTTCACTGCGTCTCTCCATGTATAATGTAATCTAGTAAAAGTATCTGAGTAACCCTCATCATATAAATATCTCCACATATGATTGTCTTTTGACTTGGGTGTACCTAAATTAATAAATGGTGCTTTATTAGATACTATAGCGGGTTCAACATTATCTATGAACAGTTTATCGTCGATGAGTGGAGACTCATCAACTACTAAGAATGTAGGATGTTGTCCTCGTATAGCTTGTCCTTGATTACTAGGCGCCAACGGAGCTCTTCTCATAACTGTGCCCCCCTTAAGTGTTATGTTGGGCTTATTATGAAATCTATAATTCTCTACTAAAGCATTTAGGAAAGTGTTATCAGCAAAGTGTCTATACACGTAATTAAAGATTAATGCTGCTTGGTCTTCTGTAGGAGCCAGTATAAATACTAAATCCCTAAATCTATTAAAAAACATATATATAGTGACTGCTACTGATAAAGCAAAAGATTTACCACTTCCTCGTGGTGCTAAAATTGCTAACTTTTTTTGTTTATCGTCATCTCTTTCTGTTAGACATTCTAAAACTATGTCTTCTTGTAGAGGTCTCAAACGAAGTGGGCGTTGTTTATTATCAATTAGATACGCAGAACAAAAGGCTCTGACCAATTTGCGCATCTTTTCTTTGTCATTTCTGCACTTTTTAAAAATAAGTTCTAATTGTCTTGAATCTAATCCACCTTTACCTGTCAGTAGGTTTTTCAAGTGACTTTTTTCCGTCGTCATCCGTTAGTTCCTCTAAAAATGCACCAAAATCCGCAGTATTCTTTTCAACTTGCGTAGGTACTTCTATGTTAAGCGCTCTGAATTCTGTATGGATATCACGTACTATTTGGTTTCGTTGTCGCAAGAGCTCTGTTCTAGCGTTAACATCCCGAATACATACAAGAATTTCCGACCACAACAGGTCTTCAAGCGCAAGATTACGTGCCAGAAGGCGGACAAGCTCTTTATGACGTCCATATTCAGCTTCTCCTACCCTCTCGCGTAATCTCGTCTCGTATTCCTCTACGTTCAAAGCTCTTTCCCTTCATCGAGGGCTGCTTTGACTTTAGATTTAACAAGACTAGCTAGCTCGTCATCCTTTTCATCCCAAGCTGTAATTAATACATTTCGGACTAAAGAGTCTTTGACGTGCTTTTGTGCTGTTTCATCTAGCTTTTCAAAAGCTTTTATCTGTGCTTTTGTTAGATTCTTATCTAGTAAATCCATTAACTCAGCTTCGTTATTCTTTAAGTATTTAAAAACTAACTCTTTTACTGCAGGTACGGTGTAAGCTACGTAAGCTCCTAAACCTAATACCAATGCAGCTAATGCTGCTAATAATGGGTCGTCCATCAAAGCGTCTAACATTCCAGATTCTTCTACAGTGTCAATGATAGCGGTAAGGTTACCCTCACTGGTCTCATTCCCTGCTGTTTCATTTGTTGTATTGTTCATATGTTGATATCTCCATATTGGGGCTCCCACGTGGCACTTGCGATAAGTAACCTATGGAGCAATGGCCCTGTGGCGGGTGCCCATACATATTTAGAAGTAGTAAGTATATAAAGCTTACCATTTAACTCGATTAGCCCAGTAAGCAGCTGACATTTTACCTTTCTTAATGTTCTTAGCGTGGCGCGCTTTAAAACTCTTTCGTCTGGCTTTCTGTCTAGCAGACTCACCTTTCTTAGGTTTACCTGCCGTTCTAACTCCTTGCTGACCAAATCTAATTAATTTTGTCTTTGTTCCTTCTTTGGCAACAACGACATGAGACTTTTTTGGATGATTAGGTGTTCTCTTTGGTTTATTATAACCTGATACTCCTGCTCTAACAAGTTTTGGGTCTCTTTTCTTTTTTGGTGCCATTATTTACCTCTTTGTTTTCTCGCTGTAGCTTTTGCTTTCTTTGAGAGTTCACCATAATGAAATATTCTTTTAGATGATTTAGTGTGTGTCTTACCAGAATGTATTTGACCATTTGGCATTTTGTGTACTTGACCTTTGAATACTTTACCATCCTTGGTGTAGTGTTTTCTCATTAGTACTTCCTCTTCATCTTTTTGGATTTCTTCTTTTTATAAACCATTATTTAGCCCTCCTAACTGCTTTTTTAATTTTCTTAGAATACTTTGCTCTACTACCCACTCCACCAGCTTTACGTTTCTTGCGGTTCGTTGCTGCTTTCTGTCCTTTGGTTAGTCGAGACCTGACACTTTTAGGTAAGTATCGGCCTCGCTTAGATTTAGGTTTCTTTTCGTCACCTTTTGAAACATAGCCCCATTTCTGTTTGCCCCACTTCTTCAAAGACTTTTGGGACTTTTTAAGAGCCATTAACGATATCCTCCCCCGGCAGCTTTGTATTGCTTAGCTAGCATTTGTGCTTTGCGTGCTGACCATTGACCGGGAGCTCCACCTTTACTACCTGCTTTGATTTTATTAAATAATCTTTTGCGCATAGTAGGTTTGGTATAGTTACCTGCTTCATTAACTCTTGACTTGCTTTTTTTCATCGCCATGTTTACTCGAGTATTACTTTTTTGCTTTTTTAGCTTTTGGTTTGGATTCTTTCTTAGCCACAGGCTTTTCTTCTTCGGCTACTATAAGTGAGCCGTCTTTATTTCTCGTTGGTAGTCTTGTCATTGTTTCTCCTAGTTGCCTCCGGAAGATAATGTTTGACTTTTACTTCCCGGTGCATAATTACTTTTATCTGCTATAAAATCAGAATTAGGGTGAGACATTACATCTTTTCCATCCATGTATATTGGTTTCTCCATCGCTGCTTCAGACTTTGGTATTTCTTCATAGATAGTTGTTGGCTTGTTATAGTTCATCATATCTATTTCTGCCTTGTCTGGCTTTTCGAAGTAGAGTTTCATGTCTGGGTTGTTACCAGAAAAATGTTCTCCTTTTAATATTTTTTCCATAGTTATTCCTCTTTAATTTTTTCTTCCAGTGCATTCAAACGCACTTCTAATGCTTGAACTTGATTATACAAGTCTCTTACTTCAAAGTCATTCATTTTTTGTTCTCCATTTTATGTTCTTGTTCTTGTGCTTTAGATTCTATCATCTGAGATTGTTTCTGAGCAGCATCGTTATAATCAATAACAGCTTGTGCTTTTATTTTATAAAATGCAGTTTTTTCTGCTTGTTCTTGTTTCCATACATCTAGAGCATCCTTGATAATCAATAAGGCAGGACCTCCGAGAATAGCAATCAAAGTAGTGTATCCTTCGATTTGGTCAAGAACTGCTGCGTCTTGCAGTCCATGAAATATAACATATCCTGCGAAACCAACCCAGAGAAGAACTAAAGGTACAGCAATCATAAACATAAAAAGGTCATTAAATGTGACTCCTTCTTTTGCTACATCTTTATCTCTCATTTTTATATTCTCCTGTTTCCATTCCGGTAGCTTTGGTATTGATACTTTTTTTACGGCGCGTGATATAAGAGCCCATATTACTAAAGCTCCTGCAGTTATTGCTAGTATCGCCACACCCACAGCTAATATTGTTAATATTTCTATCCACTTTATCATTCCTCCTCACCTACAAAATCATCAAATGTACTTTCCTTTATCATTGCTTTTACATCATCTAATTCTGAGATTATCTTTCCTAACATATTTGTTAAGACTAACATTTGGTTAGCCTTCATTCTTCCTCCAATAGAACAATTGCGCGCGCCATGTATATTTTTACATGACGCGACTATATAAAGATTACCCTAGTCAAAGTCAGGAAACTGAGATTGAGACTCAACGTCTATGTTAATCTTAGTTTTACTATCTATATCTGAGTAGTTTTCTTTTTTACGTTTCTTAAATTTTGGTTTCCATGTTGGTATCTCTGCATCACAGGGGCCGCCCTGCGATTTGTGGAATGAACACCACTTACACAGGTTTTGCGGCTTCTGTTCATATCTATCTTCATATTCCTCTCGTTCCTTTATGCAGTCGTGTACCATCTTAATAAGGTCCCTAGCCTCATCAAGTTCGGCCTGACCAACCTTTACAAAAAAGGTATCATCAAAGCGTAGGTAATTAACACCTACAAAGTTTGGCATCTCTCCCATCTCTAGGGTGTATAGGAAAGCGTAAATGATAAGTTGTCTGTAATATTCTTCTGGTAGGTATGGTCCATACCTTTTTGATGTCTTGTAATCTAACAACGTAGTACCACCATCAAAGTCATTGCATACTACATCAATAACTCCTACTATTGCGTACTCTTTTGACTTAACCCACTTCTCAGCATACTTAGGTGCTACAGCATTCCAAGCCTGTTGTTTGTTTTTAAATATCTTCCAATCAACCATTTCACCAAGTTTCTTATTTACTGAGTCAACGAAGTTTTGTAGTAATGCTTCTGTTTCTTTATACATAGCATCCATCTCTTCTTTGGTGTGTACTTCCCATAACCATTTATGTTTAGCTATCTTCTCTTCCCATCCATCTTCAAACTGTCCTTGTACCCATAACTTTGGTACTCCTTTCTCCCACTGTGGTAATGTTTTAAATTGTTTTTTAAATAAGTCTTCCAATATCTGGTGTACTAACGTACCACGAAATAGGTGTATAGTTTTCTTCTGAGGTAGCTTGGCTATGTAGTTATAGTAGAATTCACGAGGACACTTCAGATAAGTGTTTATTTTAGAAGGACTAAGCCTCATATGGCTAGCGGTCCAATCACTCATTGTCACACAACTCCGACTTCTTTTCTATTGGCTTCATCTCGTCGCCGGGGTCTGAAACGAACACCCTAGGTGTCTCATGGCTCCACGGGGGTGCGTAACCTTCAGCATCAAGCTCTACTTGGCAACTACAATTATGCCACCCATGTTCACAATTACACGTGGTCCATACAGTCTCCTTGCTGCCGCTACGCTCCCGCGCAATTTTGAGAAGTATCATGTAGCCTATGAGGTCATCAAGTGTATCCTCTGTTCTGTCATCAAGTCCCACGTTTTTGATACGTGAAAGCTTGTCATCGATACGTGCACAGATAGCCTGTGCTGAATCGAGCTTACTAAAAATATTGTCAGGTTCTAATGCACTGTCGCCATACGCTTTGTTCTTGGCTAGTAGCAAATCCCTGATTTCATTACATGTCCACTTTATGGAGTTCTGCGTACTTTTTGTCATACGTATTATTTTACACAGCTGGAGTATATAAAGGTTGTGGAACCTATCTATATTATGCTATGCTATATAGAGCTTATTATATAGGGTTAGTAGTGACCCTATGGTAAATAGCATATTCAAAAAATCACTCGATTTGTTTACCCCTCTAGACGACGTTATGCATGGGTGCCCCCTCAGATTTTTAGACGGGGGATAGTGAAAGCGCGCCCAAAAAAAATATATTAGCGCTTGGCGCCTCAAAAAGTGCGACCGGAACGCCAAAAT